AAATATAAATCTCTAAATACTTCAAATTTATTTTCAGATTCATGACTTATTAAAGTTCCTAATTTTACTGTTATTAAACTATAAGTACGTTCAAAGAAAGTAGTTATAAACTCATCCGATAAATCTTCATATTCATTAATAACTTTATTCTTATAAGATACTGTATCTTCTCCAAACATATCAATAAGTGCTTCATACACAGTGTCTAATACATGTATCGATTTATAAATATTATTTGTTTCATTGCATACTAATATACCATCTAAATTTTTATATTTATTTATCGGGATTTTTAAACCTCTAGTTAATAAATATTGATTACCATCTTGATTTATACATGCACAGCCTGTGACTGAAAAAGTTTGTATAAATAATCCATTATTATCTCTTATTTCTATATATTTTATTTCAGAAGTATTATCTTCATTAACTAATTTAATATTAAATTTCATACAATTTAGATTAATAAATAAGTCAGATCTATAAATAAGATTAAGTTATAGATAGATCTGACTTATTTATGGTTAATACTTTACTTTAATTCTTTATTTATATCTTTATAATCTTTATCTATCTTATTAATTAATTTTTCATGATATTCATAATCGGAAATTAAAGTGATATTATTTATACGATCTGTTAATTTCTCAATTTCTTTTATTATAATATTTAGCTCATTTTTTAAATCCACTAATCTATTATTTATAAATAATAAGTTTACTACTCCAACAAGATTTTCTTTTTTATTCTTTTCTTCTGATCTTCTTACCTTATTAAGTGCAAATATTAAATCTATTTTTGATAAATTAGCTGGAATTTTATAACTTTTAGCTAAATTTTGAAGTTCTTTATAACTTAATTTACTATAATCAATTCCTCCTTTTTGTTTACTTTTATAAAGAAGTAAAGTAAATTCTGTATTTGGTAATATAGCTTCATTAAGAGATAATGTTATAAATCCTTCACGCACAATTACAATCATATCATCTAAATTTAGCTTTAGCTGTTGAGAAAATTCTTTTTTTAATTCTCCAAATGTAGTAGCATCACTACTAATAAAATCAAGACCTACTCTATCTGGTCTTTTATAATAAATCTTTCTAGTCATGTTTTATATTTTTAGTTTCTAATAAATAATTTAAAAGAAGATTTAACTCCTTTGTCCCATACTTTAATACAAAATCTGATGGATCTTTATCTTTAAATTTTTCTGGAATATAAATGTAATCTAATTTATATATATCTGAAAATTTCTTTGCATTTAATATTCCACATTTATCATTATCATACCATATAACAATATTTCTAAATCTATCTTTTAATTTATACAATTCTAATGGTTGTATAAATGAAACTTCAGAATTTGGGGCTATTGCAAAAGTATTAGTATTACAAAATAAAGTTCCTACATCTTTTAAAGAAGACGTTATTATCAATAAATTACCATTTCTAGGTAATAAATGATATCCTTGTATTATATCTTTAGTAACATTACCTATAAATTTTACTTTATTATTAAACGGTTGATAAATTTTTCTTATTTTCGTATTATCTATTTTACCAAAATCATAACAATAAGAAAGATAAGAACTTCCTATATAACGTTCTGAAGTTTTAGTTTTAATATAAAATGCAGTTATTGGTGATATATGTGCTTTCTCTAACCAATCTTGTGTTATATTATATTGATTCCAATATTCTATATCTTTTTTTCTAAATTTTACTTTCTTAACTAATATTTTTGTTAGTTCTTTATTAGTTTTCCAATTTACTTTAACCGGTTTTTTACTTAATTGTAATGTAAAATATGCAATATCTGAATCTATTAAATCTAAATTAAAATCTTGTATTATTTTTTTTAAAGCTTCTTTATAAGAAATATTATATTTTATCATTACATATTGAAAACAATTTAACGTACCTTCAATTCCAAAATCTTTGTACTTTAATTTATTGTTATTAGTATAAAATACCCTGCATGAAGGATGATTATCTTCTCTTAATTCTGATTTAAAAGAGACATTTATATCCTTCATTGACGGTATATAATATTTAAATATATCATATTCTGTAATAAATGATAATATAGTTTCTTTTGTTAAAGGAAGCTTTATTTCATAATTTATCATTAATCCCAACTATTTTCTAAACTTTCTTTTAATCCAGAAGATTTATTATCACTTGAAACTAATTTATCATATCTATTTAATTTTAATTTTGAAGGATTAACATTCATATTCTCTATAACTGGTACAAATGATCTTAATGTTGCAAAATTATCATTATTTAATACAACTACAACTCGAACTAAAATTTTATTTGGAATAACCTTTTTTAAATCTGCAGCTGCAACTCTAATTAAATCTTTGTATGTTTTTACACCAGTTATACTATAAGATTCTCCTATAATATTCCTGGAAATATTAGCTATTATATTTTTCTTCTTTACGCTATCTTTATATAGATCATCTTCATTTTTTATAAAACCTCCTATTTTTGGCTCATAATAACGTCGATTTACTTTAAATGTATCTTTTATATCTGAAAACGTATATTCTATATAACTATTATTATCTTCTTCACTTACTTTAACATCACTTAGGTACATGTTTTCTATTATACCTGGTTCAATATTTACAAATGTATTTTCATTATAGTTCTCATCAAAATTATAATCTATTCTTTCCATAATTTATTTATTTATTTGTTTGTTTGTTTATTTATTTATTAATCACTAATTGTGTTATTGATTAATTGTTCTTCTACATAAAAATAATTTTCTTCTATCAATTTACTTATTAATTTTAAACATTTAATACCATCAATAACGCATGGAATTCCAAATAACACTATATTACCGTATTCATTTGCTATATCTACAAATCTTTTATATAAATAATCAAACAAATGTCCATTATTTATTATACCATTTTTATTTAAATTTATTGGAATTTTTATTGTTTTTCTATCTATATCTGTAACATTTACAAAATATATATTATCTTCATAAGTACCTATTGTAATAATAGTTTTATTTATACTAGTATTCTTATCTTTTAAAGCTGATAAAGCTTCTTTATTAAGCTTAATATGCTTAGTTACTTTACCAGCTATATTTCTTGTATATAAATATATCATAGGAAATTGTTGTTCCATTTTTACTTAATTTTGTAATTTATAATAAGTTCTAATACGCTCATCAACTAATGATAATGAATTGGGTATTAAAAAATCATTAAACATCCCGTAAGGAGTATGTGCAGTACTTCTATTTGAACTAGTTTCAAAACTGTAAGAAGCTTTTCCATTAACAAAATCAACATGTGTAAATAACACTATTGACATTTTAGATTCCAATTTTATTTTTTCTAACTTTTTACCATTTGTAACTAGAGCTCTTGATTCATTACCGTCTACATTGGTATATAAACTAATATGGCCCATCAAATATACTATTAAGTCTGGTTTTAAACTACTTATATTAACTATTAAAGCATAAATATCTCGTGCAAAATCATACCATTTATCATATGTCAATTTTTGAGCTTCTAACATTTCTCTATCTAACATGACACCATTTATAGTATCTATTACAACACTTTTTATTGTTGTACTTTCTGAAGCTCTTTTTAATATTACGTTTATATCATCAATATCAGATGTTTTTATAACATTATTACTTGGAAATATATCTGCAAATGGTAAAGGTTTTTTATCTGAATTTATTAAAACAGTGGATTTCTGATTTAGTCCACTATATGTCTTCATATCCCATTCTAATGTTTGTGGATCTAAAGATATTGTACCATCTTTATTAGTTACTATCGAAGTGGTTTTTCCACTACCACTTTCTCCTAATACACCAACTGTCATTCCCATATTATTGTTCTTTTGGTTCAAGAAATATTAAATCAGAATAAGGCAATATATGCTTTAATTCTTCAAAAAATAATTTAAATGTATCATCTTTCTTTAAATATAACTCTCTTAACGTAAGATAACTTACTATTATATCTTTAGTTTGCAAATAATTTTTAAAATAATCTTCTGAAAAAGCAATTTCTCTATCTTCTTTTAAGATTTTATTTATTTCTTCTAACTTTTTATCACTTATATTTTCGTCAAAATCTTCTTTTGTTACTCCTATTCTTTTTAATATTCCAATATAACTATCTGAATATAATGACTGAATTCTTTTATCTTCTAATAGCTTACTCCAGAATTTAATAGTAGCTTTAATTCTTAATATAACTATTATACCTTTTAAAGGTCTAATGTTAGAACCTTGTCTTAATACCATTTCTCTCAAAACATCTAAATCTTTTCGATTAACTGCTACCGAGGTTGAGTAATTTAAAACATTTCTTCTTACTTCTTCTTGTTGTGGTAACTTCGTTATTACTGCACTTCTCGGATTCTTCCTTTGAGCTAAACTTAAATTGTTTAATACAGCTCCAAATCCCATGATTTCTTTGATTTCTACTTGCATGTGTTTCAGTTTTAATTAGTTATACTTTTGATATTTAATTGTAAGTTCTCTATATCTTTTGCAAATTTATAAACTTTTATGATATCCAAAGAATCTGCGAGAGGTAATTCTTCAAAATTATTTGAATCGCCAATGAAAAATAATGGTAGTGATAAATTTGACTTACCATGTCTATTTATACTTATGGATAGTTCTTTAAAACAATCTTTAAGCTTATAAATTTCATATTTTTTATAAACTTCTATATCAAATTTATCTGGCGAAAATATACCGAATAATATATCACAATCTCTAGATGTACATTTATTATCAGCTAATCCAGCTGCAGATGGTTTTAATTTATCAATGATAGATTCTCCTTTATAAGTAAATTGTTGCCTTTCTATTTCTAAAGCCTGTTGTTGTACTATAACAGGTATTATCTTATAATGATTTCTTAATCTGGACAACATACTACTTAAATCTGCAATAGCTTGATATAAAGTTTCTCCTTTTTCTGGAGTAATTAATCCTATATGATCTACTATGACAAATACAAATTCATTTTCGTCCATTGGTTCATATCTATCAAATATTTCTATTTCTTCACCAGTTTTAGTGGTTATTAATTTTTTATATATCTTACCACTGTTTTCAATATAATTCATTATAATCTTATATATTGATTTTGGTGTTTTAGCATCTTCTATGAATTCAGTAAATTTTAATACTTCTGTCACATATGTGTTGTAGATATTTTCTATTTGATAAGTCGTTTCTTCATCAATGATAAAATCTTTGTATGATGACATCAATTTTTCTGGATTTATTATTTTTTTATAATCTTTAAATAATTTTCTAGATATAAGCATTAATTGTTTATATTCTGATGTTAGTTCTAAAGTAAAATAAAATATTTTTGGTTTTATATTTGTTTTACCTTTATTAGCTAAATACCAATCTATTACATTATAAGTAAATAAACTATCTGCTATTTGAGTTTTACCTGATTTTGGACCTCCACTTACTAAATAATATCTTCCTTTTTGAATACCTGCTATCACATTATTTAATTTATTAAATGGCCACGGAATAGTTATTATCTCGCCATTTAATCTTTTATCTCTATTGAATTTTATGGTTTCTATTAAATTCATAATGTTATCTCATTTGTTGGATTTTCTTCTAAGTTTAGTAAATAATCACATATAGATGCTAATGTACTTATACCATCTTTATATATGAAGTAATGTGCTTGTTTTATATATAAATTATCTGTATGTTCTATATAATGTTTTGTAGCTCTTAATATTAAGTCTTCATCTCTAAATTTTTTATTATTTTTATAAAATTGTTTTAACTTTTTTAATACTCCTTGTTCATCTCCTTTCTTATTTTTTGGAAATAACTCTCTTATTTTTTTAGTTAATTCAACAAAATCTATTTTATCTTTACTAAAAAGCTCTTCACTTTCAGAACGTAAAACAACCGTATTATCTTTATATATAATATAGTTTAAATTTTCTAGTAATTTTAAAGCTTTATCAAATTCTTTTAAAGTATTATATTGATCAGAATATAAATCTTTTACTACATTGAATTCTAATTCATTTAGTAATTTTAAAAGAATGAATTCTCTTATTGGAAGTTTACTCTTTTTTACTATATCAATATCTATTTCTATTATCATTTTTTGTGATTTTTATAATTCGTTTATATTTATTACTTCTGCTCTAGATAAATCAATATCTTTCATAGCATCTCTAAACCATTTCTCCATCTGTGTATTCTTTGTTTTAATTATAAATGCATATGCAATATCATCTGGAGATAATCTATCTAATCTTCCAAAACGCTGACGTGTATTTATAGTAGATCCAACATAACTTTCAAGAATACCATATTTTGTATTTTTTAAATTTACACTGGTATTTAATGAATTACAACCACCTATTTCTTTAACTTCATTAGAATTAAATCTTTTTAAATTGTACGTGTTGGTGTCTCTATTATTTTTACTATATATTCTATTATCTGTTATCTTTTCCAACTGATCATTAAGCTCTGAAAATAAAACTATTCTGGCTTCATGATCTTTCTCTCTGATTTTATTCTTTATTTGTAATGCTACATCAGCTCTTGTATTAGATAATAATAATAGATTTTTTCTGGCTTGTACTGTTCTTAAATAATTATAAGCTATTGCATTTTGTTCTTTAGTACCTTGTTTTTTCCAACCCCATGTAACAGCTATCTCCCAAATATCTTCTTTTAATTCTTTCTTTATATCATATATTTTATAAAATGGATTAGTATTTCTTTCTATTTTTACTAAATCTATTAGTTTCTTTTTATATTCTTGAAATTTTGAATCATAATAAGTATATAAATCTAGCTCTCCTTTATAAAATTTTCCCGTCTTAAACTGCACTAAAAATTTATGATCATTATCTAGTACATGCTCTATAATAAAATATTGCCTTTTATTTATTATACCATCTTTTGAACTATTTGTATAAGTAAATATTATTGGACAATATTTATTATATAATTCTAGTTTTTCTTCTTCATCTTTTCCAAAAGGAGTACCAGTTAATCCTATTACTTTGTCATATTTTACTATGTTAAATATGTTCGAGTATTCTTTAGTTACTACACTATGTATTTCATCTACAACTAATAAATTATATTTTTCTGGTAATGGATTTTCATATTTATAAATTAATTGTGAAGTTTTAAATTCAAATTTTATAGGTTTTGGTGTATCTTTATGTTCATATATGAACCCATATTTATTCTTAAATCCCCACTTCTTTAATTCTTGTTTCCATACTTCTTCTAATAAAACACGTGAACTTACTAGAACTACATTATAAACTTCACCTTCTGTATTTCTACTATCTCTTAATATGAAATCTAGAACCATTTTTGTTTTACCTGTACCTGTAGATAATACAACTGTTCCTCCATTATTCTTTATAAGAGACTCTACTGCCTCATTTATTATTATATCTCTTTTATCCATTTTATGAGTTTATTTAATATGAATAATAACTTAAGAATAATCACTTACATTGTGACTTTTTGTGTAAATTAAAAATTCTGGATTTTTAATTTTAACGTATTTTGGTAATACGGAATCTAAACTTTTAACCACTACACCTTCATGTGG